ATTCATACAGACACTATCGTAATGACCACCATACTTACCACCTACCTCAGTTTTGGTAAACATAAGATTGGTAATAGTACGGGGCATAGTAAAACTTTGAACAATATCATGTTCAAGTATTTTGTAGACTGAATTAGAAAGTTTGTTATGTAACTGACTGTCAAAAGATAGATAATTTTGAATTTTTTTATATCTTATTTTTTCTCCAGCATTTTCTTTTCCATCTCTCCACTCTGTAGCAGATAAAAGTGATTGATAGATTTTATCAACTGTGGATGACGGTATATGGGCTGTTAAGAAGTCCAAGGAACGCCAGATAGATCTGTGATGTCTTTAGCAAGAAGACTTTCTATTTCTGCGACCTTATCTCCTAACGCATTTTTTGCCCATGTAGTTGCAAGATCTTTTGTTATGTCTGCAAAGGGTACAGTTACATCACCATCTATTTCAATAGTTCCGTCAGTAAAAGATTCTTTAGTTCCTTCTTTTGCTTTGCATGTATATACAACAGCGGTGACTTTATCATTACTATCACGCAATAAAGTTCTTACGCTCCAGGTTTTTGTGATTGCCATTTTATTCTAAAATCATTTGTACATTGTTATCTTCTATATCTAATTCTTCTCCCTCTATAAGTGTTATATGTGAATCTTCAGCATCAAATCTGTTTTGTGGTAAATCATCTATTGTGGAATTATTCTCAGGAGGTGCTGTTATTAAATTATGCCAATCACCTTTAATCCTTGTATCTCCATCAAACTCTCTATGTAACCATCCTGTCAAAATGTATTTGATTTCATCTTTAGGAGCTGTACCTCTATGTGTATAAATATCCGTTGCAGGGAATAAAAGAAATCTTCCAGCTTTAGGTTGTATTCTTGTGCCATCAATAAACTCTGTATAACCACCATTTTTAATATCATTTAGGTAAAAGATAAAGGTGTAGTGTCTTGTTGATTTAGCATCATCTGAGTGCCAATGATAAAAACCATTAGGATGAGTTCTTTGTATTTGATAACCAGTATCATGCAGTTCCTTATATACCCACCAATCAAATTTATTTTTAAACTCCACAGCAAAATTATTTAGGTTTTTACTGAGTTGAGTTGCTACTTGATTATCTTCTTTATTCCAACGATTGTACTTTGAGATCATTAGATCATCAGATTGCTTTGTGTCTACTGCATGTCCTCTTCCTGTGACTCCGCTTTCAATACATGGGTCACTTTCAAATTTATCAATACATGCTTTACAAAACTCAGGAGACAGTTGTTTATCGGCTATATAAATTTGATCTCTAAATGATGGGACTGGTTTGATTGTTTTTAAAAAGTTCATGGGTGTATGTTTAGTTTGTATGCAAGGGAAATTCGTTTGTTATGTGTACAGGCATATCCTTTATGGAATAGATGTGAAGGAAAACAAATTAAAGTATTTTGTACGGGAGGTATAACCACAATTTTATTACTCATAATTTGTGTAAATCCCCCTAATTCTGGATTCCAAGGAGTTACATATAATAAGGCGGTAAATTGACAATAATCTTGATGCAATGATCCATGTTGATTTGGGTATTGCAAGTTAAAATAAACTCTTTCTAATGAGCAATTAACCTTTAATATTTTTTTTAATTTATTAAATAAAGTCTCATTGAAAAATTTTATGTTAGTTAAGTCAAGCATGAAGAACTCAGATGAGTCGCCTGTTGTACTTGTTTGAATTGACCAATTTTTATCGTATGTATATTTTAGTATTGTCTCTAATTCTTGTTTAGTACAAAAGTTAGTTACAGACAAGATTTGCGTCTGTTGATCCATAGGGTGTTTCTTAAATATTGGTCTGGTAAGTAGCCATAAGAACTAAAATCTACGGCATATAAATCGTTATTATTTACTATAAAATTACTGTGGTGATAGTCGGAAAAGGTATATTCGTCTTCTCTACACACAAGTTCGGTATGAATTATATTTTCTTTTTCTGGATGACATACTAATGCACATCCTTTTATAAATTCACAAGTTTCTATAATAGTTAGATCAGAAATTTTGTAAGAAAAATGTGGGATCTTGATTGTCTTAAACTTAGCTTTTTTTAAATGTTCTAAGTTATGTACTACAAGATCTACCACTTTTAAATCCTTACACTTGATTTCTTTTATAATCGTATATTTAGTATTTATATGAGTACCGCTGACAGCTACTTGGCTTATGTCTTCATTATGTAGCATAAAGCGTAGTAAGGGTTAAGCACTGAAACTGTTGAGCCAGACCCGCTATTACCTGTATTAGATGAACCGCTAGAAGTTGTATTTGGGTTTGAGTTACCAGTATTAGATGCTCCCGAAGAGGTTGTATTAGGAGCTGAGTTACCAGAGTTACCACTGAAACTACCAGAGAAACTATGGTTATGGTTTCCAGCGTTACCAGTACCGTGGTTAAAGTTACTATTACCAGAGTGTTCGGCTCTTAATCTACCCTGTGTACCTTGAGTACTATCGTTGTTCCAAGCTGAAATGTTATGGCTGTGTCCACCAGTGTTGTTGGTGTTACCACTTACACTTCCACTAATACTGTGAGTATGGTTGTTAACTGAGTGACTATGGTTAGGAGTACTGTGAGTATGGTTATTTACAGCGTGGCTATGGTTAGGAGTACTGTGGTTGTGAGTAACATTATTACTAATAGTTGTTGAACCACCTGTAGCATCAACCGCATAAGTATCACCAGCACCAATAACAAATCTGTTTCTTAGGTCAGGTGTACTGTTTGATCCGTTGCAAAGTACAAACCCAGAAGGTATAGCGTTTGCAGCACCAGACCAAAGGAGAATCATACCCGTAACAAACGCTTCAATACCTGTTAGGTTATTACCAGCACCAACAAAGTTGTCAGCATATACATTTGCAAATCTTACTGAGTTTGTACCTAAGTTTCTAGAGCTATCGGCATCAGGTGTAATATTTTCGCAAGTAACATTACCTGTAAACTCACCACCAGCCAAAGGCATTTTGGTAGCAAGGTTATTGGTCATAGTAGTTGAGAAACTTGCATCATCATTTATAGCTGCTGCTAACTCATTAAGAGTATTAAGAGCACCCGGAGATGAATCTACTAAGTTTGATACGGCTGTATCTGTGTACGCAGTTGTAGCAACTTTTGTTGAAGCATCACCAGCAGACTGTGTTGTTGCGGTTACACCATTTAAAATTGCTCCATTACTGGTTGATAGACTATCTTTTGCTGTCTTTAAAGCTGCTACGTCTACACCGTCAACTGTTCCTGTTACTGAGATGTTTCCTGTTACGTCAATACCAGCAGAAAAGTCGTGGTTGGCATTAGATGTAATTGGACCATTACTAGCTACTGCTACTGAAGCAGAGCCGTTTGCAATAGTTGTGCTGTCAATCGCAGTTGTTGAAGCTGCGGTAACTAGACCTTGAGCGTCAACTGTGACGATAGGAATAGCAGAGCTAGAACCATAAGCTCCAGCAGATACTCCAGAGTTTTCTAATTGTGTGCCTTGTATAGCACCTGTGCCTAATCTTCCAGCAATGGAAGCTGAAGATACGTTTGCCATATCTTCTCTTGCTAGTGGTCTACCACCAGCTTGTGCGCCGTCATGTACGACGGCTGTATCTTTGGTGGTATCTATAGTTACTTCGCCTTCAGCACCAGTAAATGATGCGTGTTGCGATGTAGTACCACGCCTTAATTTTAATAATTTTGCCATTTATAAAGCACCGAAATCGAGTTGTAAATTATTTCCACTGACTGTCCCTACCTCAGTAAGGTTCTTATCGTTACAGTCAAGATGATTTGCTAATGCTGGGTTAGCATCATTAATTAATCCAGCAATACCGGGAGCAATCGCTACCCAAGCACCGCCTGTGTAATAGTTAAGGGTGTTAGCTGTGGAGTTGTACCATAGGTCTCCTGCTGTAGGAGATGATGGAGTTCCACTTTGTATTAAGTATTCAGCAGCATATCTATTAACATCAGCTATTGCAGCTCCAACAGTATTGACGTTGGCAATTGAGCCAGCAGTTGTATTAACATTGGCTATAGCTCCTGCAACTGTATTGACGCTTCCAATGCTTCCAGCAGTTGTATTAACGTTTGCTATATCCGCACCAACTGTATTAATAGAGTTATTTCCTGATCCAGTGTTAACTGCGTTAGTTATAAGACCTAAATCTTCTTGAAAAGTAACGTGACCAGAAACACTATTAATAGCTGTAATAGTTGCTTGGTCAGGTGTGATAGGTGAGAAGCCGTCTCCTGAGGAGCCGTCATAAACCATCATCACTTGGTTAGAACTACTATCAAACCACAAGTCACCAACTGTTAGTGATGTACCGTCAGCTCTTGTTGTAGGTGCTGAAGTACTTATCTGATATAAATCAGCAAAGTTTTCAATATCAGCTAAGTTTTGACCACAGTTAATAACGTTAGTGATATTAGTAGCAACAGTACTAACTTCAGTTGCTTTTGCTTGTAATCTGTGGAAAGCGTAAGTATGTAATGTACTTGTTGTTTCAAGTATCATTCCAAAACCTTGAGGTATTACACTTGTTACTCCTGTAATAGTGACAGTGTTACCAGTTCCTGCACCGTTTGCAATGGTGACGGTTCCGGAGCTGGGGGTAAGATTTGTTGATACAGCTTTAACAGACACCACAGTGCCAGCACCGTTGTTAACATCCGGATTAGCTGTAGGGAATGAAGTTTCATTTGCTAAAGGTACAAATCCTCCAACGTCATCAACAAGGTCAATTATTCTTGCATCAATAGCAGCTGTAGTAGCTACTTTCGAGTCATTACTAGACCATGTAACTCCACTAGCAATAGTTTCTGAAGAATCCTGTCTAAGAAATAAAGCTTCAGCTTCTGTTTCTGTGTAGTACCTGTTATCTAATTGTCCAGCATTAAGTTCGGTCTCTGTGTAATATCTATTGTCTAACTGACCAGCATTTAGCTCAGTCTCTGTGTAGTATCTGCCGTCAGCAGCTCCACCAGTTATCTCAGCTTCTGTAAAATATAAACTATTTAATTGACCACCGTTTAGTTCGACCTCTGTGTAGTATCTATTATCTAAAGTCCCAGTAACTATTTCATTATTAGTTAATTTGTCTGACTGTAAAAGTGTTTTTATTTCTGCCGCTGTCTGATCAGCAGTAGCTGCCGTCTCTATACCAGATAGCTTTGTTTTCTCCGCGTCAGTAAATGCATTGGTATTTGAGTTTGCCTCGTAAAGAGTTTTTATCTCAGTACCTGTCTGGTCATCCTTAGCATTGGTTTCAATAGTATCGAGTTTTGTACCATCGGCTGCTACATCTCTACCATCTACAGTCCCACCTACAACTATGTTTCCACTTGTCTGTACAACTTGTGAACCAAAGTCAGGAGAAATCTTTGTACCGGCTATAGCTGCTGAGTTATTAATATCATCGTTAACTATTGACCCATCAACTATGTTTGCTGAATTAACAG